GGAGAATATGGTGACATTTCAAAGCGTCCGCACTTTCATATTGCTTTGTTTGGAGTGGATTTTCACTCTGATCGTGTGTTGTTTGGTCGTTCTGGTAGCGATAGGACTTATATCTCTGAGTCCGTTTCAAGATCCTGGGTACACGGTAACCATCTTATCGGAACCCTTAATTTTGAATCTGCAGCATACATTGCCCGTTATATCTTGAAAAAGATTAAGGGCTTGCAAAAACCTGAACCTTTATATATTGATCCAATTACTGGTGAAGCAGTTTTGCCTAATCCGGAATTTTTATTAATGTCTAAGGGTATTGGTAAATCTTGGTTCCGTGATTATTTCATGTCGGATGTATTTCCGCATGCTTCTGTTATTACCAATCAAGGTTCTAAAGCTCCGGTTCCACGTTATTATAAATCTTTGTTAAAGGAGGTTGGGTCTGATCTTGCATTGGACATGCAGTTTAGGTCATCGGCGAGAGCCGAATTGGATGTTGAGCGTCAAGCTTATGAGAATCATCCTGACCGTAAGAGTTCTCGCTCTTTAGTTTCTTATTCTCGTTCAAGTTTATCAAAACGTTCGTTATAATTTTTTTAAAGGTCAAATCATGAATTTATTTGTTGTTTCTGTTAAAGATCGCGCAGCCGATGTTTTTAACCGTCCTTTCTTTGTTCCGCATCGTAATGTCGCTATTAGGGATTTTACTGATGAAGTTAATCGTAGTGCTGTTGATAATCAGCTTAATAAGCACCCTGATGATTTTGATTTGTATTTGTTGGGGGAGTTTAATGACAATTCTGGAGAGTTTGTTATGATTACCCCTCAAGTTCTTGTCCGTGCTAAGGACGTTGTTCAATCTTCTTGACCCTTGCACCCCTTCGGGGGTGCTTTTTTCTTTTTGGAGAATTTTATGTTTCATAATAAATCAGTAAATGCCCATAATTTTGCTATGGTGCCTCGTTCTGATATTCCTCGTTCTCGTTTTTCTATGCAGAAAACACTAAAAACTACTTTTGATAGTGGTTATTTAGTTCCTATTATGTGTGAGGAGGTTTTGCCTGGAGACACGTTTAATGTTAATGTTACGATGTTTGGCCGATTGGCCACCCCGATTTTCCCGGTTATGGATAATCTCCATTTGGACTCCTTCTTTTTCTTTGTTCCTAATCGTTTGGTTTGGAACAATTGGGTTAAGTTTATGGGGGAGCAGGAAAACCCTTCCGATTCTATTTCTTACACTATCCCGCAACAAGTATCCCCAGTTGGTGGATACGCTATTGGCTCCCTACAGGACTACCTTGGTTTACCGACGGTTGGTCAGGTCGGTTCTGGTAATACGGTTTCACATTCGGCTCTACCTACAAGAGCCTACAATTTGATTTATAACCAATGGTTTAGAGATGAAAATTTACAAAATTCCGTTACTGTCGATAAAGGTGATGGACCAGACTCTAATGCTTCAACTAATTACACAATCCTTCGACGCGGCAAGCGTCATGATTATTTTACTGGCGCGTTACCCTGGCCTCAAAAGGGTGGCACTCCCGTAAGTATTCCTATTGGTACTTCCGCTCCTGTTCGTTCTGATGGTACTTTGTTTTTTCAAAATGTTAGTGATTCTGCTACTTATACTTTATCTCGTACTAATGCTGATGCTACTGGTGTTTTGGGATTGAATTCTGGTGTTGCTGATAGTACTAACGTTAAGTATTATCAAGGCCTTTATACTGATTTGTCTTCTGCTACTGCTGTCACTATTAATCAACTTCGTCAATCTTTCCAGATTCAAAAGTTGTTGGAGCGTGATGCTCGTGGCGGTACCCGTTATACCGAGATTTTGCGTTCTCATTTTGGTGTTACTTCACCTGATGCTCGTTTACAGCGTCCTGAATATCTAGGTGGTGGTACTACCCCTATTAATATTTCTCCTATTGCTCAGACTTCTGCAACTAATGTTACCGGTAGTGCTACACCTCAAGGTAACTTAGCTGCTATGGGTACTTATTTGGCTAAAGGCCATGGTTTTTCTCAATCTTTTGTTGAGCATGGTTATGTTATTGGCGTTGTTTCTGTTCGCGCTGATTTAACTTATCAACAAGGTTTACGTCGTCATTGGTCTCGTTCTACTCGTTATGATTATTATTTCCCTGCGTTTGCAATGCTTGGTGAACAAGCTATTTTGAACAAAGAGATTTATGTTACTGGTGGTTCTGCGGATTCTAATGTTTTCGGTTATCAAGAGCGTTGGGCTGAATATCGTTATAACCCATCTGAGATTACTGGACTTTTCCGTTCTACTGCTTCGGGTACTATTGACCCGTGGCATTATGCTCAGAAGTTTACTTCTTTGCCTACTTTGAATAATACGTTTATTCAAGATAATCCGCCTTTGGCTCGTAATTTGGCGGTTGGTACTGGTGCAAATGGACAGCAGCTTCTTTTAGATGCGTTTTTTAATATTAATGCTGCTCGTCCGTTGCCAATGTATTCTGTTCCTGGACTTATTGACCATTTTTAAGGTTGTGGGGTTTACACCCCATAACCCAAAGGATTTTATATGTCCCTTTTTTCTGTTCTTGGTACTGCTGCTGGTTATGCTTTGGGTGGCCCCGCAGGGGCTGCTTTAGGTGCTAGTGTTGGTGGTGGTCTTGATCGTAATGCTGCTGCTGCTGATGTAGCTCGTGAAGCTAATGCTTTTTCTGCTAATCAATATGCTACTCGTTATCAGACCCAGGTTAAGGATTTAGAGGCCGCAGGCCTTAATCCTATGCTTGCGTATGGTCAGTCTCCTGGTGCTGCTCCTACTGGTCAGCAATACCAGGTTTCTAATCCGTTTGAGCGTGTTGCTACTGATTATTCTTCAGCTGCTAATGTTGAACGTTCAGGTTCAAACATTGAAGCTGATACTGCTGTTAAAAGAGCTGATATGTGGTTAAAAGAAGCTCAGACCCAATTGTCTGGAGCTTCTGCCGATCAGTCTCGCGCTGTTACTCACAAGCTTGAAGCTGAAGCGAAGAAGATTTCTGAAGAAATTAAGAATGTTCCTTTAGAAGGCGATCGCTTAATTGCTTTAGTTAAGAATCTTCGTGAGTCTACTTCATTGATTAATCAACAGGCTGCTACTGAAAAGGAGCGTTCTGTTCAAATGAAGTGGTTAGCCCTCAAAACTATGGTTGAGGGCGATTTGCTTACGTTTGATCGTGAAGCTATTGAAAAGGCTGAAAATTTTGGCAAGGAATCTGCCCAATTTAAGCCTTTGATTGATATGATTTTATCTTTGTCTCGTGTTTTACGTCGTTAAGGATTTTTTATGAAATTTATTTCTGCTTATGATAATTTTGAAGCCATGTCTGATAAGACAGGGCTTAAGTGTTTAGATTCGTCTTTAACGCAACAGCAGTTTAAAGAGGAAGCTGATATTAACAATATTGTTGATCGTTTTATGAAAACTGGACATTTGCCTGACCCAGTTTCTATGCCTCAATATGTTGATTATGAAGGTATTTTTGATTTCCAATCAGCTATGAACGTTGTACGTCAAGCTGATGAGAACTTTATGCGTATGGACGCTAAAGTTCGTTCTAGATTCCATAATTCTCCTCAGGAGTTTTTGGAATTTTTCGCGGATCCCGCGAATTATGACGAGGCGGTTCGCCTGGGTCTTGTTATCCCAAGCAAGCCCCAGGAGATTTCCTCGGTTGCTGAAACTTCTGAGGAAGTTTAAGCTTTTGGCACAGTTCTCTACTTGATGTAACTGTGCCTATTGACACCTTTCTTTTATCTGTTATACTGGAGTTATCATGAAACCTCTACATCGTCACAATGCCAACAAACATCAGTCTGCAAGTACGTTTAAACGCAATATTAAGACCACCAAGCTTGTAAATATTACAGCTGGTCCTATGCGTGGCGGTATCCGTCTATAACGTGTGTACAACCCTTTGGCAACATCCACAACATGGGCCTATTAAGTGTGGTCAATGTATTGAATGTCGTTTGGCTTATTCAAGAGAATGGGCTATTAGGATTACTCATGAGCAACAGATGCACAAGGTGTCTTGTATGCTGAATTTGACTTATGATGATGCGCATTTACCTGAACATGGTCAGTTGTATAAAGCCGATTTGCAAAAGTTTTTTAAACGTTTGCGTAAAGCCGGTTTTAAGTTTCGTTATGTAGCTTCTGGAGAATATGGTGACATTTCAAAGCGTCCGCACTTTCATATTGCTTTGTTTGGAGTGGATTTTCACTCTGATCGTGTGTTGTTTGGTCGTTCTGGTAGCGATAGGACTTATATCTCTGAGT